GGAACTTCTTGCGCGCCTCTTCAACCATCGCCCCCTTCAGCAAAGTCTGATACTGAGTCTCATAGTTGACTGGCATCTGCGGGTCATTGGCTGCCGCCGAAATGAAGTTACGCTGGAAAGCGCTGATGTAAATCATGGAAGCCATGATCAGCAGATCAGGCAGATAGAGCGACACAAAAGTTGAAGTGTTGGCCGCAGACAGCGAATCCGGGCGGAACGTACCCACAATCTCAATGGTATAGGTGTCATCCGCCCATGGGCCAAGGATGATCGTGTTCTGATTGAACATCGCAAAATAGACCGGAACACTTGCCGATGTGTTGCTGACGTAATTGTAATTCATCCACTCTTTTGTAACCGGCAGCAGCGTGACCCTAGTGCCAAAATCAGGCACAGTCGTGCCAGCAGGAGTGATGACATTTACCTCCTGCACCGTGATGAAGTCAGCAATCGGGAATGTGACTGTGCGCGCATTCTGGGTGGTAGTGTATGAGCTAATTGAAGTGACAGTCTCAAGCAGGTCCAGATCACGGTAAATGCGGTTTTCCGCATAGGTGATCATCTGCGGGAGGATTTCCACAAAATTCGGGTCGTCAGTCGGCACGACCGCAAGGGTCGCGATCTCATTCACATACTGACTGTACGTCAAACCTGTGGTCATAGGCGAAACCCCTTGCCGGGAGGGATATTAAACCACTCCTTTAGCCCAAGTCATTTGGAATTTCTACGCATAGCTTCATCCTTTGCCTTGGAGCCAGCCGAGGAGCCGAAATAATAGGCCACCACGCCGCCCCAGGCGGTTCCCAGGGTGCCAAGCATCACAAGCATAGCCTCAGACCCACCATGCTGCGGCAAGCCGTTTCTGAGCATGTAAAACAGCACCCCAAAATAGCCCGCCGTGATCAGCCCCGCCAAAATTCGTGGCGTCCAATCCCTGGTGGCAACCTCACGATTGCGCGCACTGCTCCGGTCCTCATTGGCAATGCGCTCAAGGTCAATATCCAATTCACGCATCTTGACCGCAAACTCATTTTCAGCTTGTTTCAGCGCCAGAAGCTGTTCTGGGGTCGCCCTGGCCGCCGCTTCGGTAAGCTCCTGCTCAGAGCCGTCAGGCTTGCCCAGGAGGGCTTCTGAGATCGCCCTGGTGGCCATGCCAGCCAAGGGGCCACCCACGGCGCTGGCGATGCTTGGAGCGACCGTGCGCACAAGGTTCAGCAGGCTTTCCATGTCACTTCTCCAGCATAAAGGTCAGGTTCTGGTGCCGGGGATAAGTAACAGTCCGTTCACCTTCAGGGCATTTGTATTTGATCGTGGCCAGCAGCGTTGCCCGGCCAGGGGCTATGGTTTCCTTGTCTGAGATATCCAGCAAGTAGGTAAAAGTGTCGATCTCAGGGCCAGCAGGGCCGGTGAACCGGGTCATGCTTGGGGTAGCAGGGTGGATAACACCAGTGCCGTCGCGCACCGTCACCTCGAAACCCTCAACGGAGCAGTCATCACGCTTCTTGACCCTGGCTACCGTCACGGTCACTGGCTGCCCGATCTTGGTATCGACAATTCTGAAATGCTCCGGCGCCCAAGCAATGATCTCATTCTTGAACCACCCAAACTTCTCACCAGCCGTATAACCGCCAACAGCCAGCGCAAAGCTGGCCGTGGCAAATTGAATGACGGGGGTAAGCTTCGGCAACTCCATGACTAATGCAGCTTCAGAGCTATGCCAGCCAAGCCGGTGATAATCGCACCCGCTGTCACCATAAGGATTGTCTCAAGCCGCTTTAGCCGTGCGTTAATGGCCTCATAGCGCAACTGACACACAGCCTCGTGAGAGTTCAGTCGGGCTTCAGTTTCGTTGATCTGAACCATTACTTACCCCCAAGGCAGCGGCGGCGTCACGACAGGCGGGTTCACCTGATTGGCAATCTGCTGATCAAGGTTCGCCGCCAGTTCCGCGCACTGATCGAAACCAAGCGCACCCTGCACCCAGCCAATAACTTGATCCTGCGTCAAGTCAGCATACGGCGTGAACGGGGAACCCGGCGTGTAGGTCAGGCCCACAGTGCCATAGACCGTTGCAGTATTGGTTCCGTCGGTGCCATTCAAGCGCCAATGCACGGTGATCACAACATCGGTCTGGCCGTCTTCTTGAGGAACGCAGTCCATCGCCTCAATGACCCAGGTATAGGTATTAGCCATTTTGTTGCTCCGTGGTTTGCACCTGTGCCTGCGCCTGGGTGCGGATTTTCTCTACAAGTTCAAAGACCTGTGCGTATGGCGCATTGCCCAACGCTTGCAGGATCATGTTGACATCGTTGATGGTGAGTTCGAGTTTCATGGTTTCCCTCTTAACAAGCCATTAAAACGCACGGCACACAGTAAGAACCATCAGGGTAAGTGCAAGTGACATGGTTCGATGTGACCTTGGCAACCGTCTTGGAGCGCCGAATGTCATCGCCTTGCGGCTTGGCTGTGCCATCACCAGCAGACATCAACAGGTCACCCTTCTGCACTACGACACCTTGAGCAATGCGGATAATCATGTCGCCCGTCATTGCAATGTTCATGTCGTAGGGGTTTGACTGGTCGTCGTTATCCCAATTTACGAACACGCCCGCGACGTTGGGATCACCCTCAACATCAGAAATCTTCATGCGGTTCAACTGCTCGTTCGGCAGCGGGTTGCCTTCGGCGTCGAGCCACACGCACATCTCGTCAAGGTTCGACAGCACGGTCCCCTTGAGGAGGGCCGGATCACGCTGCTTCGTCGGAAGCTGCGACCAGCGGGACAAGTGACCGCCGTTGTACGAAACAGTCGTGCCAGCAACCGAAATGGTGCCTTCAACGACATTGCTCTCAGCAAACTCGACAAGAGTGCCGTCTCCAACAGCGGCCATCCTGTTCATGTAAAGACAGGCGCCCAAGTTGGCAGAGGAGTTCTTGCCGATGCTGATACCTTGAACTGGCGACAGCCACAGGCCAGACTCGCTGTTAAAGTTGGTTACGGCGGTGCGACCAACAAAGAAGTTGCCGCTGGTGTCGATGCGCGCGCGTTCGGTGCTGCCCGTCTGAAGGCTCATAGCCCAGAGACGAGTGTCGATATTTACAGTGGCGCCGTCAGACCCCCCAATATCCATATTGCCTTGTGCATTACCAAGGCGTGCAGGGATATTAGTGGTTGCTGCCTTGACCTCAAATAAACGAGCAGGCGAACTCGTCCCAATCCCCACGTTGCCGCTGGTATCAATGCGCATAGCTTCTGAAGCGCCAGTAAAAATCGCAATCGCGTTGTAAGCGTTATTGTCGTTGTTGATACCGTAAATCCCAGCATAACCAGACGCCCGCTGAATACGGATACCTTCTTGCGCTGTGGTTCCACCACTTAGCTGTATAGCGCCGCCAACTGAAGCAAACTTGCCAGCCGGCGAACTCGTCCCAATCCCGACATTGCCGCTGGTGTCGATAACAAGCCTGCTTGACGCGGCGATGAAGTCGTAAAGGTTCAACTCGCCCGACTGCGAGTAAATACCCCACGCATCGCCGGTGCCTGTGCTGCGCTTGCTGATTGCCAGAATGGCGCTGGTCCCGGTCGAACGTATTACTCCGTTCACATCAAGCGTTACGCCCGGCGAACTCGTCCCAATCCCGACGTTGCCACCGCTTGTAAGCACGATGTTGTTGCTGGCGGATGATTCATGCTTGAGGTTGGTGGCGGCGAGTGTGGACATTACTTGGCCTCCAATGTGGCAATACGTTCTTTCATGGCGTCATTATCAGCCTTCAATTCCTGAATGGCCGCGACAAGGTGAACCACGATCTTGCTGTAATCAACGCCCTGAGATTTAATGGAACCATCATCGTTCACGGCGTCTTTTTCGCCTGTCACAGCCTGCGGAATTACCGCTTGCAATTCGTGCGCAATGAAGCCTTCGCCGTAGCTGTTGTCAGCGTTCCATTTGTAGGTCGATGGCTTGAGCGCAGCGATTGTTGAAAGCCCAGAAAGCATGGGCTGCACGTCATACTTCAAGCGGTAATCAGAAGATGTGCTATAGGTTGTGCTAGAGCCATTGGTATTGATGTAGCCGACTTGTCCATTTCCATTATTAAAAACAATCTGATTGGTGTCTGATGTAACGCTTTTTGAACAGATTATTGCCGTTGCAGGAAGTAGTTGGATCGCGTTCGCAGTTGAACTATAATTACCTGCGCTCACGCCCACCAACAAATTGCCGCTGCTGTCGATGCGCGCGCGTTCCACACCGCCAGTGCCAAGTAGCAAATTTAAGCCATTTAGGAACAGATTTGCGTAAGCACTTTGGGCGGCATTTGTCCCTTCAATTACCGGACCTGTAGTTGCTGTGTTGTACGCCCTTGAGCGCAAAACACCCGTTGTAGATGACAAAGCGAATAAAGAAACGTCGTCTGCGCCTGCTACTACAAGTTTCCCCAAACCGCTAGGCGAACTCGTCCCAATCCCCACGTTGCCGCTGCTATCAACCCGCATCCGCTCAGTGCCGCTAGTGGCAACTGCAACCGTGTCAGCAGCCGGGAAGACAATGCCAGTATTTGTGTCGGTGCCTTGCACAGCCGGGGTGGAGGCAGAGCCGTCAACACCCGCGATACCTGTGGAGCCTGAGATTGTCAGCGGCATAACATCACCTCATTGCCTTGATGACCAAGATTTGCAAACTCTCCGTGCATATCTAATCTTGCGTTTTCGGTTGCTTTCTTTGCTTCTTCAAAAGAAACAAACGATCCTATTGTTACGCATTTTTTATTAACATTGATACGCGCACGCCATGTTTTTGTTAATGGATTCCAGCAAACTCCTTTGACTCCAGTTTGGTTGTTACATCTCAGTTTTGTATTCCAGGCGTTCTGATGCCTATATGAAAGGCGTAAATTTTCAATCCGGTTATCAAGTCTATTTTGATTTATATGGTCAATTTCCATACCTTCTGGTATTTCCCCATAGTGGAAAACCCACACTGCCCTATGAAGTAATATTCTGGTTCCGTTAAACGCCACAGAAAAGCCCTGAAGTCCTTCATTAAAAGACCCCGCTTCTTTCCCGGCAAACTGTTTATCAAATCTTGAGTTATTGCGTGCAAGCCAATACATTTTCCCATCTTCATATCTCAACCGAGATTTTATATCCTTTTGAGTAAAAGGTATTGTCTTGCGTTTCGGCATCAGTTGGCCTCCGCTGGCGCGATTGTCAGTTCCCCGGCAGCAACCAGGGCCATGATGTTCTGGTAATCCGTATTGGCTGGGTCCAGCGGAACAAAGCCGGTCACGCCGTTGATGTCGCAGCGGATGCTGGTGTTGACGCCGTTGATGGCGATGTATTGGGCGTTGGTGTACATGGCTTAAAGCTCCGCGCTTGCGGCAAAATGCCAACCATAAAAACTATTTGCTGCCAAACTGCCTCCAGTACCCGTGGTCAAAAACGCCGTTTCCCCGGCGCTTCCTACCGCACCATTAACATCGGCAGACCCGCTGTAGTTATGAAGTTTGCCAGAAGCGCCAGTCGCAGGAGAATACAGCGTAATTGTTGCGCTTGTTCTCTTTGTTACCGATAATTTTACCGATCCGACATCAAAAAAATCCCCAGTATTGAAAGCAATTGACATCCTTCTGCCTGTTGTTGTGACCGTACCCAGTGCATCACTTTGATTGTACGATTTTTCAAAATACCTCTGACACAACGCCAACTCCTGCCCATACTGCCGCCGCTCAAATGGCGTGGCGGCGGTGCCGACTTCGAGTTGGACGCCGGTGATGTAGAAGGTCGCGCCGTTGGTGGCGATCCAATTCACGGACCCGCTTGTGCGAAGCGCAGACGTAGTAACTGCCTGCCAAGAACCTGCGGTGATATTTGTTGCAGAACCTGACCCCAAATCAATCGCAAATTGTATTCCTATCGAGTTATCTGTTGTCCAAGTTCCAGAAGTATCACCAGTTACAGTTAGAGTTTTATATTCCCAGGTATTCGCCGCATTTACCGTAAACGTCGCTACATAGCCGCGATTAAAGGCGTTGTTTTGAAGGCTTGCCGAATACGTCCCCGTGATACTGGACCGAACCCAAAAACTAATTGTTATGGTTTGTGCATTTGCTGTGCCGAAACCAAGATCAGCGACGTTAAAGCCTTCAACCTTTTGAAATAATTGATAAACATCGGCGGAACCAATACTCGCGTCAGGGGTTGTGACTGTTAGGCCAAGGCTGTTCACGTACCCTGCCGGGACAACCGTTGTCCTTTGCGATGACCAAACACCGCCGCCGGAGCATTGATACCCCCAACGATCTACACCGTAGCCATAAGCTGAAATACTAACACTCGCCCCCGCATTCCTTTGGTCAATCCGCATATCGCCATTGATAATCCGGTTCCGCAGAAACGATGACGACATAACAACTGTGCCAGTAATGTTGGTATTACCATTCACATCCAACTTGGCAGATGGCGAACTCGTCCCGACGCCTACATTGCCGCTGGAATCAATTCGCATTGACTCAACACCGCCCTCGGTAAAGGCAATAGTGTCAGCGGCAGGGAAGTAGATGCCAGTATTCGTGTCGCTAGTAGTGGTGATGCTTGGCGCTGAAACAGTGCCAGCGGCAAACTCAATAGTGGAGGCGCTGGTTGTTGTGACCATAGTGCCAGTGGCAGCAGGAATGGTGACTGTGAAGTCACTCGCCGTGCTGGGCGTGGTCAGGGTGACGCTGCCGCCACCTGTGGAATTTAATTTAATCGGCATATCACACCACCGTCCAAGTACTGCCTGAAGGAATGGTCACGGTCGCGCCGCTCGCCACAGTGATCGGCCCAAACGTACCAGCATTCTGCCCGACTGGGATAGAATAACTTGTATTTACGGTCTGACCGTTCAGATAAAATATCTGATCCGTGCCGCCACCCGTGGCGCCACCGCCAATGGAACCCCATGCGGTGCCATTGTAGCCCTCAAAGCTGGTGGTGCTGCTGTTGAACCGCAAATAGCCCGTGGCGCCTGTAGGACGCTCACCAGTGGTTCCCACAGGCACCAGGATGGCATCCGTAGAAGATATGGCCAGTTTTACAGCAGGCGTGGCCGTTCCAATGCCAAGCCTGTTGTTACTGTCATCCCAAAACAGGTTGGCATTGTCCTGGCTGTAAACCCCAGAAGCGCCAGCAAACACCACAGAACCAGTCGTAAAAGCCGTGGCAGTCCCAGTGCCGCCATTGCCAACAGGCAGCGTACCGCTGACATGGGTGGTCAGGCCAATCTTGCCCCAGGCAGGAGCAACACCAACACCACCCGAAATCAGCGCATTGCCAGTGGCGACATCAGGAAGCGCGGCAAGAGTGGTTGTGCCGCTGGCATACAGCAAATCGCCGACAGAGTAAGAATTGAGCCCAGTGCCGCCATTGGCAGCCACCAGGGTGCCTGCAAGCGTAATGGCACCCTGAGTAGCAGAAGAGGGCGTAAGGCCCGTGGTGCCGCCGGAAAAGGACGTTACGGCGCTGCTGGAAAGAGTCGCCCAAGTTGGCGGGGAGCCAGTATTGCCCACCAATACTTCACCAGTCACGCCCGCCGAGGTCACACCAACAGCGCTGGTGCCATTCCCATACAAAATGCCATTTGCAGTCAGGCTTGAAGCGCCAGTACCACCCGTTGCTACCCCAAGGGAGCCAGAGGTGATCTGAGAAGCCGCAATCGCAATGGCGGTATCGGTGGCAGAAGTAATCTGTCCCTGCGCATTGATGGCAATCGCAGGAACCGAAGATGCAGAGCCATAGGAAGCCGCAGAAACGCCAGTGTTGGTAATGCTGAATTGCGTTCCAGTCAGCGTCAAGCCAGTGCCAGCCGTGTAAGTGCCAGCGCCAGCAAACTGCACAAAGGTAATAGAAGTTGAGCCAATGGTTATTGGCAACGGCGTGGTAACAACCCAAGCTGTTCCTGCATTTTGAGTGCCATCGACCACAAAAACATAGTCACCAGGGCCTAACTGATCCGCGCCACTGCCCGAAACATTCATATCGGTGGCACGAGTAAGCACCCAATTGGTTGAGCCAGAACCCACCGTAGTGACCGTGTAAACACCATTTTGCGCGGCGGTACTTTGATTTTTTACCAAAATACGGTCATTCAGCGCAGCCGTGTAACCATCAACAGCAAAGGCAGCCTGGGCGCCGGAATTAGTCAGTGTGGCGCCAACACCCGAAGTGCCATTGTTATAGGTGGCCGTTAAATTCGCCGTTGTAGCCGCAGCAGCGGGGGCATGAATATTCAGCCCCTCAATGGTAGAATCAACATATTGTTTTGTGGCTGCATCAAGCGGATTTATTGGGTCTTGCGTCAGCGTCAACGAGGTCAAACCAGCAATTGAAGACGCTGTATTACCTAAAGAAATGGCCGTGCTGCCGATGGTCAAACTGCTGTTTTGTAAACCGGAATTGGGGATGGTTGTGCTTGCCGTGAAAGCGCCAGTGCCATTGCCGTAGACATAACCAGTTAGGCTGGTCGCACCCGTGCCACCGTTTGCAACATTCAACGTGCCAGCCAGCGTCACCGTGCCGGTTGTCCCGGTAGAAGGCGTGAGGCCCGTAGTGCCAGCGCTGAAAGACAATACACCAGAATTTGCAATGGAAATGCTGCCAGCACCAT